GCAACACAATTTAAACCTGTTGTTGCAAAAGCAATATATGATATGACTAATGCTAAAACAGTATTAGATACAAGTTGTGGTTGGGGTGATAGACTTGCAGGTTTCTTTGCTAGTGATGCCGAAGAATACTATGGTTGTGATCCTAATCCAAATACATATGCTAGATATACTCAACAGATATCAAAGTATAATAAACTATTATCTAAACCTAAAAAGGTTACAATATGGCGTTGTGGTGCAGAAGATTTACCATATCATAAGTTACCACCAATAGATGTTGCGTTTACTTCTCCTCCTTACTTCTCAACAGAAGAATACAATAAAGGCGGTGAGTTTCAAGAGGATCAATCGTGGTCTAAATTTAATGAGTATGAGAAATGGCGTGATGAATTTTATTTACCTGTTGCCGAGAAGTCAATGGCAGTATCAAAGTTTCTATTTGTGAATATTATGGATCCAAAGATCAAAGGTACTAGATATAGATCAAGTGATGAACTAGTAAATAGAATGAAAGACAAGTTTCTAGGTCAGATCGGTATGAGAATTATGCAAAGACCTAAGTCAGATAAACTATTTAAAGACGATAAAGAAAAGGCAGACTTTATGAATAAAATTTTTATAGAGAATGTGTGGTGTTTTGGTGATAAGAATTTTGATTTATTTCAACATTCCAGAAAGGCAAATTTAGATGAATTCTTTGCTTGACAAATCTTATAAATATAGTATAATATATAATGAAACTGTAATGAAACTAAAAGGATAATTAATGAGTGATTTTTTAAAAGATATAATAAAAGAAACTGGTAATGAATATGCCAGTCTAGTATCAGACGGTGCTTCAGGTGATGTTGATTCGTTTATAGATACAGGTTCATATATATTCAATGCCTTATTAGGCGGCTCTATTCATAGAGGACTCCCATCAAATAAGATAACAGCGATTGCAGGTGAAAGTGCTACAGGTAAAACTTTCTTTGTATTAGGTATGTGTAAAAACTTCCTAGATAAGAATCCTGACGGTGGTGTAATATTCTTTGAATCAGAATCAGCGATTACTAAAGAGATTATAGAAGAAAGAGGAATAGACAGTACTAGAATGGTTGTAATGCCAGTAACTACTGTACAAGAATTCAGACATCAATCATTAACTGTATTAGAAAAGTATTCTCAACAAGATAAGAAAGAGAAAAAACCATTACTATTAGTATTAGATAGTTTAGGTATGTTATCTACTACAAAAGAAATTGAAGATACACAAGACGGAAAAGAAACTAAAGATATGACGAGGGCACAAATTGTTAAAGCTGCCTTTAGAGTATTGACTTTAAAATTAGGTAAGGCAAAAGTGCCTTTGATTATTACTAATCATACATATGATGTTATTGGTTCTATGTTCCCACAGAAAGAAATGGGTGGCGGATCAGGATTGAAATATGCAGCGTCATCAATCGTATATCTTTCTAAGAGAAAAGAGAAAGATGGTACTGAGATCATTGGTAATATAATACATTGTAAGAATTATAAATCAAGATTAACTAAAGAAAACAAAGTTGTAGATGTTAGATTAACCTACAGCAAAGGTTTAGATAGATACTACGGTCTACTAGACTTGGCTTTAAAACATAATATATTTAAACAAGTTTCTACTAGGATTGAATTACCAGATGGCTCAAAGGCTTTTGGTAAAACTATTAATAATGACCCTAAAAAATATTTCACTAAAGAGATACTAGAACAATTAGATGGAGTATGTAGCAAAGAGTTTAAATATGGAGATGGAGTTGAAGCAGATACCGAAACCTCACAAGACGACTAACCCTAAACATAGGGAAGACTATGTGTTCGTAGAGAAACCTGGAGAGGACTTTACGGCATTGAAGTTAATTAGTGGTCCATTTTCATCAATAGTTTATAAGTACGGTGCCGTTGGGATCAGACCTGAGTCTGAAAAAAGACCTGATGGTACCTTGCCTATGCAGTTCGATTATGTTATAATAGAGAATAACATTGACGCAGATTGTGATAGTCAAGAATTTATTAACCATGTCGGCGATATACTTGTTGTGTTGCTTGATGAAAAACTAAAAGAAGATAAACTAAATGCCAAGAATTGAACAAACAGCTTTAAGTAATTTAATATACAACGAAGAATACACTAGAAAAGTTTTACCTTTTATCAAAGAAGAATACTTTGCTGATAGACTAGAGGGATTATTATTCTCTGAGATATATCGTTTTGTTGACAAGTATAATAATCTACCAACAAAAGAATCTTTATCTATTGAAATGAACTCTAACAAAAGTGTTAATGAAGATGAATACAAAAAGATAACAGAAATATTATCTACATTTAATAAAGAGCCAGTAAACTTAGAATGGCTATTAGAAACCACAGAAAAGTTTTGTAAAGATCGTGCCATACATAATGCTATATTAGGTGGTATTCAGATACTAGATGGCAAAGATAAAGAACATACGCCAGAATATCTACCTGAATTACTATCAGGTGCATTAGGTGTATCATTTGACCAGAAAGTTGGGCATGATTATTTACTAGAGTCACAAGAAAGATTTGACTTTTATAGAAAGAAAGAAGAAAGACTTGAACTTGATTTAGATTTCTTCAACAAAATTACAAGAGGTGGTATACCAAGTAAGACTTTAAATATTTGTCTTGCAGGTACCGGCGTAGGTAAGACTATGTTTATGACTCACCTTGCTTCATCTATATTACTACAAGGCAAGAATGTATTGTACATTACTATGGAAATGGCTGAAGAAAGAATCGCCGAGAGAATAGATGCTAATCTATTGAATGTAGGCATGAGTGATCTTGAAGAATTACCATACACAATGTATGAAACAAAGATAAACAAATTACAAAGTAAGACGACAGGTAAGTTAATCATTAAAGAATATCCTACTGCGTCTGCTCATACAGGTCACTTCAAAAATCTATTGAGTGAGTTGTCTATGAAGAAATCATTTAAACCAGATATCATATTCATTGATTATCTAAACATATGTTCTAGTGCTAGATTTAAACCAGGTGCTAACGTGAACAGTTATACTTACATCAAATCAATCGCTGAAGAACTAAGAGGTCTTGCAGTTGAGAATGATGTGCCTATTTTCTCTGCTACACAAACTACAAGAGCTGGTTTTGTAAGTAGTGATGTTGGTTTAGAAGATACATCTGAGAGTTTCGGTCTTCCTGCAACAGCAGACTTTATGTTTGCTTTGATATCAAGTGAAGAACTAGAAGAAAAAAATCAGATAATGGTTAAACAATTAAAGAATAGATATAATGATCCAACGATCAATAGAAAGTTTATTCTAGGTGTTGATAGATCAAAGATGAGATTCTATGATGTAGAACAATCAGCACAATCAGATTTAGTTGAGAGTGGTCAAACACTTGCAACTGATAATAAATTCGGGAAGAAGATAGGTCAATTCTCGGACTTTAAAATTTAAGACCTAACTAAAAAGGAAATAATATGGCTACAGGAAAAGTAAAATGGTTTGACGCTAAAAAAGGATTCGGATTTATAACACCAGATGATGGTGGTAAAGACGCTTTTTTACACGTTTCAGCATTACAAGCTGCCGGTGTTGAATCAGTTAATGATGGACAAGCGGTAACTTACGAACTAACAGAACAGCGTGGTAAAGAAGCTGCTTCTGAAATACAATTAACATAAGGAGAAGACAATGGCAATAACAATAGATGGTAAAGTTTATGATGAAACTAAACTAGACGAGAAGTGTAAGAACTCTATCGTACAGGTTAACGCAATGCAAGGTAAACTTAGACAACTAACTGCTGAGTTTGACAATGTTAAAGTTTTAATCAAACATCATAGTGAACTCTTAACTGCTAACTTACCAGCAAGTGCAATCGTAGAAGGCGAATCTACTGTTGAACCTGTTGAAGCAGTTGTTGAAGAACCTAAAGTATAGTATGAGAAACTCGAAAAGCGGTAACAGAACTAGACACTTCCCTGGTGATAAAAAACCAGGTAAGTCTTTATCAAAAGATAAGTTGTCTTATGAAACAAAGTTGAGTAAGTACAAAGGACAAATGCGATGGATGGTTATTGAAAAACCTACTGGCAGTATTCTTTGTGCTTCAACTTTTGAAGATAAGGCACGAGAACTAGCTGCTTTTCAAAACAAACATAAACAATGGGTTCATAGTGCAGGTATAGTTAAGTTCCTCACATTGGGTAAGATATGAGTAACCAGATAAAAGCAAGCACCCATACACTAGGCGAGATAGTTGTTAAGTTTGAAATGCCTAAAAAGTTTATTGATGATATTAATAATGTCTTTGATGAAAAAGAAGCAACAACGGTAGATTGGACTACTCAACTTGCAGGTAAAATTAAAAAAGAAAAACTAGTCAATCATTTATTAAGTGATGATATGAAAATTATTTTTCAATCGTGTTTTCAAGAATATATGAGAAAGTGTGGAACAACATTAGTACAAACACATCAACTAGTTTTAGATAACGCTTGGATAAATGATATGTTTGCAGGTGAATATAATCCTTGTCATTTTCATGCAAGTAAAAATAGTTTAGTAGGTCTTTCATCTGTTTTATTTTTAAAAACACCTGATACATATGGTGAAGAAATAATCAATCCTAAAACTCCATCAAATGGACATTTAGAATTTATAGGTGGTGCTCAACATTCGTTATCAATATCACAATTTAGAACAAGTCCTGAAGTAGGCGACTTCTTTGTATTTCCGTACACATTGGTACATGGTGTTTATCCGTTTAGTGGCACAGATCAAGTAAGAAGAACATTATCATACAATTGCGATATACTACCTAAAGTAATGGTAAAAACAAAGTAAAGGAGAAACAAATGACAAAAATAATTGATATGACAAGTGTGGCTGAAGGTGATACATCTTCTTTAGACACATCAGGTATTGCTTCAAGTGAAAAATCATTTGATATTGAATCAATAGGTAATCCAGAAGATCCTAGTAAGTTTGAGATTACAGATACTAAAACTAATAAAGTTTATACAGTAAGTGCTAAAGCTTTAACAGGTGGCGACTATCATCAAGTTATACAAGCGTCTGATAACACAATACCTGAAGAAGATATCAAAAGGTATTATGATACTGCTATGAAAATGGATTGGTTAGGTGAACAAATACATCTAGGTGATGACGTGATTGAGCATGATTGGGTAAAAAAGATTTGGGAACAAGTAAATCCTGGAATAAAATTATTAAAACACTATCTTAATGGTCATCATAAAGGTCAATCAGATGGCATTCATATAGATAGTCGGACTGGCGACCAATATACAGTTATAGTTTACCTTACACCTGACTGGACACCAGAAGATGGTGGTTCAATTGAGTTCTGGACACCTAATCTAAATGATGAAATGAAAGCAATGGCAATCAATACACCTTATGGTCTCAACGGCAATCCAAATATGAACATTGTTAAATCATATTGGCCAAAAACAGGTCGTGTTGTAGTTTTTGATGCTAGAATACCTCATGTTGCAAGATCAGTTGAATCAGATAAGTTTAGAGTATCATTAGTATTTAAAGGCTCTAAATAACAAGTAAGGGGTCGTAGCTCAGTTGGTTAGAGTGTCTGCCTGTCACGCAGAATGTCGAGGGTTCGAGTCCCTTCGATCCCGCCACTTATAAATATTGATTGACATACCGTCTAAAGTATGATATAATATAAATATAATCATATAATATAAATGGAGAGAGTGCATAATGCAAGGTTTTAAACAAGTCTTACTAGAAGACAGAAATACACACCTTGAGCATTTAGAAGACGAGATTATTAATAATGGAACGAGTGGTGCAAAAACTTCTATTGAGTTTTTAAAGTCTATTAAACAAATGCTACAAGGAGGCAAGGGAGGTTCAAACGTTTCAGTTAAATGGGATGGTGCACCTGCTATATTCTGTGGTATCAATCCAGAGAATGATAGATTTTTTGTAGGAACAAAATCAATATTTAATGCAACGCCTAAAATAAACTATACCGTGTCGGATATATCCAGAAATCACGGCGGCGCTTTAGCGGATAAACTTGCTGTTGCATTAAAATATTTACCTAAGTTAGGTATCAAAGGCGTAATACAAGGTGACTTATTGTTTACAAGTAGTGATAAGAAGATTGCAAATGTTAATGGAGAGAGATCAATTGTATTTACACCTAACACAATAACTTATGCAGTACCAGTTGCTAGTACTTCTATGTACGATAGAATTAGATCAGCAAAGATTGGTATCATTTTTCACACATCATATAGAGGTAAGACAATCAAAACTATGAAAGCAAGTTTTGGTGCAAGTGTTGGTGGGTTAAATAAAAATAGAAATGTATTCTTTGATGACGCAAGATACAAACAGGCGAAAGATCCTGGTTTCACTGGTGGTGAAGAAAAACAATTTGATTCTGTAATATCAATGGCACAAGGTTCTGTTTACAAAGGCGG